CGCCAGAATATGACCGGGGGGGAGTCGACTCAGCCGATCTTTCGAGAAAATCACCCAGAAACTCACCCAAAACTCACCCTCTATCTCACCCAAAAGTCACCCACGGGGTGAGTAAGGTGACAAGAGGGTGACATAGAAAACCCTATCTCACCCAAAACTCACCCTTGGAATTGCTTGATTTTACTGGGGTTTAGTGCTCTAGGGTGAGAAGGTGAGATATATTTCTTAAAAAGTCTATGTTCCAATTTTTGGTCAAAAAAGCAAAAAGGAAAGTTTCGCGAAAAAAAAGTCACAATGTCACCCTGACCACATTCGGATGGGTAACAGGTACTTTGTCAAATGGACCTCAGACGCAAAGGCAGACCCAAGCCATGGATCTCAAAGAAGAAAGGGCGTAACACTAGGAACATGAATACTGGTAAGCTCGTCAAGTCATTTACGGGTGGCGGCGTGGGCTCATCCTTCTATCAAACTCCTCAGTGGAGGGCGACGAGCAAGGCGGTGTTGGATCGTGATGCGGTGTGTCAGTGGTGTGCAGCGTTGGGTGTGATCAAGGTGGCTAATCAGGCGGACCATATTGTACCAGTCGAACGTTGCGATGAATCAGGAATCAGTCCATACGACAAATCCAACATTGTAGCATCATGTCGCAGTTGCAATGCCAAACGTGCTTCGTATGAGGCGAGAGGAATTAGGATCGATAGCTACGATGGTTGGGTCAATTTTCTCAAGAAGAAGAGTAACGAAAAGAATACAGGCTTATGAACGACGATGAAATCGAAAGAATCGACAATCAGTTCTACCTCGGCAACAAACCCAAGCGTAAGAACAAAAGCCCTGAACACGACATTCAAGTCAGGCTTATTCAACTATTAAAATCCATTGAACCAAAACCACTACACTCGGCCACTGTAGGCGGAGTGAGGTTGGCAATGCACACAGCCAAGAAGATGAAGGAGGCTGGTTATTCACGCGGTATTCCCGATCTACTCATTTTTGAACCACGCGGGATGTATGTTGGGCTGGCTATAGAAGTCAAAACAATAAAAGGCATAGCATCGCCTGAGCAGCGGGCATGGATTCGAGATTTGAACAGCCGGGGATGGCGAGCCGAAATTTGCAAGGGTTACGAATCAGCCGCCGCAATTATTAAAGAATACTTTCAAATAACAGAAAAAGATGTCTAAATTAAAAGCAGCTCATAAAACAGTGTATACCATTGTAAGAGCAGCCATTGACACTTATGACGAGAATATTGTCGTAAGTGTTGGAGATAGAATTCAAGCTAATAAAGGGCCGGAGGTTATCATCAACCAATCTACGTTTGACGTAACCAACCTGTCCACTGCCGACTATTCGGTATTTGAATTTAATGTCAATTGTTACAGCAAGAACTACCTCATTGCGGCGGAGCTTGCTGACCTTGTCTATGATCAATGCCCTGCTTCAGACGAGGTTTATCCTTTCGAGTCAACCAACTGGCTCATTGATCCGCTTGACTTGTTCATGGAATACTCTGATCGAGATGATTATCAAGCATCTGTATTGATCAGACTCAGAGACGCAGGAGAGTAATGAATCCAAAAGGAGGTAACAAAGCCACGCTGCTTCAGCAGATGAAGGAGCAGGTAAATACGGCCAGCAAGGAAATCGACAAGGTTGTAAAGAAATCTTCTTCTACACCCACTAAAGACCTAAAACCCATCGTCACGCTTGATGAAGAGGGTGAAGGTATGTTCCGCATGGTACTCAACTACCTAGATGACACTGGGTTGTTAGAGTCTGTCGATGTGGTGACTATCACCATGCTAGCTAAGAACCTATCCATGTTCGTGATGCTGTCTCGCGAAATCCAAACGATCGACGACATAGTGCAGGTTTACGAGAACGGATCATCCAATGTGAGCGGTAAAATGACTGCTTTGTCCAAAGTTCAGGGCGAAGTAGCTAAGTTGAGTGCCAAACTAGGGCTTTCTCCTATGGATAGAGCTAGGATGATGGGTGCTGCTGTGAACGCGGCTAATGCCAACAGCAAATCTGCTGAGGGTGACGAAATCGACAAACTTATGTAAGATGAGTTCAGTAGACGTTAGCGCAATGACTCGCATGTACGACTATGTAGAAGATGTCGTATTAGGCAATATTATGGCTGGAAAGTACCTAGTCAAGGCTTGCGAACGCTACTTGGACGACCTAGAGCGCATTTATTCCGACGACGAGTTCGATTGGGTCTGGGATCAGGAGGAGGCTGCTAGGTATATTAACTTCATAGAAAAAGTTTGCGTACACACTAGAGGTAAGTGGGCTGGTCAGCCGCTCATCCTTTCTCCGTGGCAAGTCTTCTTTTTAGGTCAGTTGTTCGGTTGGGTACATAAAAACGATGTCAAACGCCGCAGATTCACGTCTGCTCATTTTTTTGTAGCAAGAAAGAGTGGTAAAACCCAGTTGGCGGCAGCTATCATCCTCGCTATGGCTGTGCTCGACAAAGACGGTGCTCCTCAGTTCGTAACTGCGGCTACCAAGCGCGACCAAGCGAAAGAAGTGTTCGATGAGGTGAGGCGATGCATCAAGCGTTCACCTCCTCTCTCCAAGCGTTTCGTAGCTCACAAAAACGAGGTTTTCGGTCCGGGTGACGGCACTATACGCCCTATCAGCTCAGACGCTAACACTTTGGACGGACTTTCACTCAATGTTGGGTGTGTAGATGAGATGCATGCTTTGCGTGACGGCGATCTGTACCGAGTTTTAGCTTCCTCCATGGGATCTAGAAAATCACCTTTGATGCTAGCCATCTCCACTGCTGGTTTCGTACTGGATGGTTTAGCTACACAATTCGTTCGTGGTGGCAAAGCGGTACTAGATGGGACCGCCAAGAACGATAGTTTGCTGTTTTTAATCTATGAGATAGACAAAGAAGACGGCGATCAGTGGGATGACCCCAATGTTTGGCACAAAGCCAATCCCGGTCTAGGCAGCTCCATTGAGATGGACTATCTACAAAAACAATGCAATGCTGCCAAGTTATATGGGGGGAGGCACATCACGGAGTTCATGGTCAAGCACTGCAATCTGTTTGTCGGATCACAGGAAGTTTGGGTGCAGGATGATGACTGGATGGCTGAAGAGAACGTAAATATGCCATTCGATACCTCAAAAACTAAATATCCTGCATATATAGGTCTGGATTTGGCTGCTACTGATGACGTTACTGCACTATGCATTGCTGTTGGCGATATAGATGACGGCGTTCAGATCGAGATGCACTACTTCCTACCTGAACGTGCTATAGCTAAAAAGTTAGAGCGCGACGAAAACCATGTGTATGCCAACGTATCCGACTACGACAACATACACGTAATCAAGGGAAATACAGTTGACTACAATGTCATTCGCCGTATGATCAGCGGTCACTACGTCGAAGACGGCCAAGTCAGGTACGATCCAGACAATATCTGCGAACGCTACGATGTCAAGGGCATTGCTTATGACAGGTGGAACAGCTTAAGCATCATACGAGATCTAGGATCAGACGGTCTAGCAGAAAAACTCGACCCATTCGGTCAAGGTTTCGCTTCGTTGAGCTTCCCATCCAAAGCTTTTGAGAAACTGGCGATGGAGGGCAAGCTGCATCACGGTGGTGATGAATTCCTCAGATGGATGATGTCTAACGTAGTACTCCGCATCGACCCATCAGGCAACATCAAACCCGACAAAGCCAAGTCTGGTGACAAGATCGACGGTGTGATGGCGGCTATCATGGCTATAGGTGAAATGCTCACTTACGAAGACGAAGACTCAGGTTTTACCTTCTTTATGGACGTTGTTGACTTGTAGTGGCGGATAAACAATAATATATTTTAAACATGTCGCAAAACAGCATTTTCGATGCTTTTAACCGTCTGATAGAGCAGACGATTACTAATGGCAAGGCGAACGAATACAACGAGTCACGTTTCTATGTGCCTTCTGGTTCGTTTACGCCAACTTCAGCTATTATAGGAACTGATATCAGATCGTTCCAAGGTGCTGATGCTTTACAAATCTCCACGGTTTACGCTTGTGTAGCTAAGATTGCAGACGAGATCGCTTCCATGGATGTCATTGTTGAAAGAAAAACCAACAAAGGCGACATCGAGCCCATTGAAAACCATCCTATTTCATACGCAATGACCATCGAGCCCAATGAGCTTATGGGTGCGTTCGAATTGAAGCAGATGATGGTCAGCGACATGCTATTGTATGGCGTGGGTTATGGATACATCGACGAGAATAACGGTAAAGTATACTGGCTTCCTGCTAGCGATGTCACTTACGCCATCGATAAAAACACTGGAGAAAAGTATTACCATTATCCCGGAGCACCTACGCCTGTACCTTCCACCAACATGTTGGAGTTCAAGGCTTTCAGAACGCTTTCTCCCACCAGAACCCAGCTCAAGACACTCACTACAGCCAAGTCACTCATGGACTTTGGCAACAAGTTTTTTGATAACGGCGGTATGCTCGGTGGATTGCTTACCACCAAAGAGCCGCTCGATACGGAGCAGATGCGTCAGATGACGGATTTCTGGAAAGAGCGTTACTCTGGAGCAGCCAATGCTCACAAGGTGGCTATTTTGGGTGGAGGTTTTACTTACCAGCCTTTATCTGTTCCGCTTGATCAGCTTCAATACATCGATAGTAAGAAGTACAGTTCAGAGGAGATCTGTCGTATTTATCAAATGCCTCCCGCTATGGTAGGTATTGAAACCAACACCTCGTACAACAGCTACGAGCAGCAGGTGCTTCAGTATATGCAGGGATGTATTGCTCCAAGGGTAAAAGCTATTGAGTTGGAATTGAGCAGAAAACTTCTGCCCAACAACAAACAGCTACACGTCAGAATGAACATCGATAGTATGATTCGAGCTGACTACTCAGCCAAAGCCGAATACTACGGAAAAATGCTCCAGAACGGGGTCATGACAATCAATGAGGTAAGAAGAAAGGAGGGCATGATGAGAATCAGCTCTGGCGACAACAACTTCGTTCAGGTCAACCAGATTCCAGTATCTATGGCGCAGAAGTACGCTGAGTCTATCATCACAGATAAGAGCAAAGATCCTAACACTGATAAGTCTAAGATCGACAATCAGGCGGGTGCTTTGACTAACGATAATGAAGTTAATCAACAAGAACAAGAATAATGGCTGAATATGTATTCGCAGTAAGAAACTGCCGCGCCAAACACAGCACCAAAGCAACTGGTGACAAAGACAATCAAGCTCAGTTGAGCCAAGTACACTACGCTTCATATAGCGGCTCATGGGATGCTAATTCGCGTGATGCGATCGTTGCAGAGTTGAAGAGGAAGGCTCGTTTGACCGACCCTAGCTCAGGTATGGCTCTTGTAGTTGCAACTGCCGCTGCTGCTGGAGCTGCTGGTACTCTTACTGCTACTACCGACACCTACCAAGAGCGTGTAGGTAAAGCAGTGATGCAAATCGGCATGGGTTACCATGCATCTGACGCTGCGGCTGCTAAGGCCGGAATTGTCTGGTTAAATTTAGAATAAGAGATGGCGCAAACTTACGGTGGATATCCTGATGCGGCTGTTAACGCAGCCAAGAGAGCTCTCAAGCACAGAGACGCTAACGGCACTAGCTGTGGCACTTCTGTTGGTTGGCAACGCGCTAACCAAATCGCTAAGAGAGAGAAACTCAGCATGTCCACCATCAAGCGCACCTTCAGCTTTCTCTCAAGAGCCAAGACTTATGATCAAGGCAAATTCACCGATGCTAACGGTAAAGACATTTGCGGATCGATCATGTATGCGGCATGGGGAGGTGACAGCATGAAATCATGGGCTGAAAGGACGATTAAAAAAGCAGAACGAGAAATGAGTAAGAACAACTTGGAAGTACGCTCCCTTAATTCAGATTTTGAGGTAAGAGCAGAAGAAGGTAAGAATCCGGTTGTAGAAGGTTATGCTGTCAAGTTTGAAGATACCACAGTCATTGGGGGCCAGTTTTCAGAATCAGTTTCTAGAAACGCTTTCGAAAACGCTGATATGTCTAACGTGGTGGCTCTGTTCAATCACGATTGGAATATGCCCTTGGCTCGTACAGGTAAGGGGCTGGAGCTGGAGATCGATGAAATGGGTCTTAAGTACCGCTTTGAGCTTGGCGAACAATCATACGCAAAGGATCTTGCTGAAAACATTCGTATGGGGAACGTCTCTACGTCCTCATTTGGTTTCACTATTAAAGATGACTCATGGGAAAAGAGGGACGGTATGAATCACCGAACGATCGTTTCAGTTGACAAGTTATATGACGTGTCACCAACGACTCAAGGCGCATATCCCACCACTGAAGTTGCTCTCCGCTCTATGGAAGCGGCCTTGGCTGTTACTGAAGAGTCCGAGGAGGAGGAGTTGGCCCAGTTGGTTGCACAAGAAGCTGATAATGAGCAACAGCCTGAGACGCAAGAAGTGGCTGAGGAAGTTGTTGCTGAGGCAGGAGCAACTGAAAGAGCAGACGAACCAACAACAACAGTAGAGGAAGAAGAAGAAGAGGAAGAGGAAGACGAAGACAACATGGAGGAAGAGAGGGTAGATATTTTGATTGACAAATCCATCCTACCTCATCCTTTCGCTCTAGATGAACAAGTAAATAAAAACAAAGAGCCGGAGGCTCGAATTGATTCTAATATGGACAAAAACAAAGAAAAGAACGCTCCGGCCTACATCCAAGGCTTGGGCGACAGCGAGGCACGCGCTGCCTCCAAGTTTTCCTTCGGGAAGATGATTAAAGAAGCTGCACAGGGCCGTTTGACTGGCGTTGAAGCAGAGATGAACCAAGAAGGACGGAGCGAGTTCTCCAACGGCAAAGTAAATGTCGCTGGTGGCATCTGCATCCCTTCTTTCATCGTTAACCGTGCTGGTGAAGCCCTCGGTGTGGGTGCTGACGCAACCAATGTTTTGGCTAACTTTGGTGGTACAATTGGTACTAACGACAATGGTCTTGTTGAGGCTTTTGCCCCCAACGATATCGCGTCTCAGTTGGGCGTTCGTAACTTGACGAACTTGACTGGTGATGTAGTTTTCCAAGTTCAAGGCACTAAGATGACTGCTGGCAAGCCAGCTGAAGGTGTTGACCAAGCATCTGCAAACGTAGCTTTTAGCCCTGTTACCCTCGCTCCTGTTCGTTACAGCGCACACACGAAAGTTACCGACCAGATGTTGGCGCAGTCAGCTCAGGACATGGGTGCTTTCCTTGCTATGGATATCCGCCGTGCTATCGACAAGAAGTTCAACGATGACATTGTAGCTGCTATTCGCGCCGCCGCTGATGACAACGCAACTGTAGCTGGCACTTTGGATAACTATAATTCAGCTACAAAAAACCCAATGCACCTTGAGGAATACTTGCTCGGTCGTGATGTGGATTTGGCTGGCATTGTTACCTTGTCTGGAACGGCTGCTTACAGAGTTTTCCGTCAGTTGAGCCACGATGCAGGTAGTGGATTGCTGTTTGCTCAGAGCCCTCTGGAGCGCCGCAACGTGATTGGTTACCCAACAGTGATCTCTTCTTCTGTTGCTTCTGATGAGTTCTTTATGTTCCACAGAGAGCAATTGGTGAGTGGCACTTGGGGCGGATTAAACTTGATCATTGATCCTTACAGCGATGCCGACCATGGCGTTACTCGTATCGTAGCTAACGTGTACCGTGATGTCAAGGCGCTTCAAACTGCCGCATTCGACGGTCTCGACGCTGTTCAATAATAATAATCGGTATTAGACTTATACCTTGGGGCCGGGGAGGGGGTACTGCGAGAGCAGTGAACCTCCTCCCCCTCTTTTTTAAATCAAATGGCACAGATTAGAATCACAAACAATTACGTAGACGGAACACAGCTTGTGTCTCTCGCCGACATGAAAGATCACTTGAGAGTCAGCGGTACTGAAGAGGATGATTTGATCAAGGCTTACATGGATGCCGCATCCGATTACATGTCGTCTGTTGCCGGAAGAACCTTTAAGTACAGTGGAGGCGAAGCCAACGTGTACTTATACATGTCAAAGGGTGAGCTGTACGGAACGGTACGCAAGGCCGATGACATTACTTTGTATCAAGCTAGATACAAGAACGATGCTGGTGGGTACAGCATTATGGATGCTGCTGACTATGTAGTAAACACCGAGACCTACCCAGCCACCTTTAAAATTAAGAACGTACCTGATGACATCGCTGATGATGATACTGATGCGATATATCGTATTTGGTTCAAAGGTGGAGAGGACGTTACGTTGCTACCCAAGCAGTTTAAGATCGCTATGATGCTGTTGGTATCACACTACTACACCAACCGCGAAGCTGAATATGTGGGTGGTATCACCACAGAGCTAAAAGAAGGTGTCAAGCGTTTGTTGAACACCGTAAAAAAGTTCTGATTTGAAGAAGAGCATCGGCGCAGGTCAGATGGACCGCAAGGTAAGCTTTGGTCGTGTTTTCACAGAAATAGACTCCGACACGGGATCTAAGTCTTCTAGGTTTATGTATACTAGAAGCAACGTGTGGGCTAAGGTGGATTTCTTTGGTACACCTTCTGCTGGTGCTTCTGAGGATATGATTAACGACCAGAAGACTGGTAAAATCAAAATTGAGATCTACGTAAGATTTTTTGCTGACATCAAGTTTGAGGATTTTGTTGTATTTAAAGGTAGATACTACGAGGTATATTCCATTCAGATGGTAAACAATCGCGAGTATCTTGTTTTGAGAGCCGAATGGCGTGACGATTACGAACCACTAGCATAACGATATGAACAGGCCAACAGGATCAGGATCTCTAAACCAAAAAATCAGCATTGTAGACAGGCAAAGTTTGCTTGACGATACAAATGGTTCTAAGGTTTTTAATGATGATACGGTCATTGCTAAAAAGGTTTGGTGTAACGTAAAGTATATCGGCACACCTTCTGCTGGTGCTTCCGAGGACAGGGAGGAATTGCAGCGCACAGGTAAGGTCAAGATTGAGGCTAAGATGCGTTACCGTGAAGACATCAAGCACGATGACGTTGTGGTATTTATGGGCGGCTTGTTTGACATCTATTCCATTCAGGAGCGGGGCAGGGATGAGTTCATTGTAATCCGTGCTGAGTCTCGCGACGACGACACTTATCAGATCGCAATTGCTGACGAGCAGTCGGAACAGTTTTACTTAGAGTACCCATATGGAGTAGAAGACCCCGCCGCCACTGAAGATGGTGCTACTAGGTTGTTAAGTGGTGCATTGATAAGATATGACGACACCATATCCCCTATATATATAGAAACATCTGAAATAGATGACGCATCACTTCCATTTAACAGTAGTGATTTTTATATAGAGCTACCTATAGAATGGTTCAACGACTATACTAAATCAGGACTCATCAATGGTGATCTGAATGACCTAGCTGTTCCTGCTTATGTAGACGATAATACAGCAACGCTTCATGATATATGGCCGGATGAGTCAGTATACAATACTTTCAACGGCATTAATGTGCTTGCCCAAACTGGCAGAAAAAGAGGAGGTATACGAATCCCAATGCCAAACAGCTCATCGGGAGAGAGCCCATGTAGTATAAGTTTTGATTTAAAAATCAATCCTACATATAGATGCTCGCTGCCTATACCGTATCAATTGATAGATGTTTCATCTATACCATATGAGGGTTTAAATAATTCCGCTTACCTGTCTAACCTTGATGACAAGATGGTATGCGCTACTTATAAGAAGTCATATTTAAATCCAATCGACTATACAGGTCAGGAGACAAATCCAAAACTAGCATACTATACACCCGTGATTGCTGTACGCCCATACATAGGAAGCAATCTATACAGAACTACTTATTACAATCCAAGTCCATTCGGATCATCGACAATTGATATTCAAATAGGGATAGGAAGGTTTTTTAGCAACACACTTGATCCTCAATATTTGGGTTATGCCACAATAAACGATGTACCTGTATTAAAAAGAGGTGACGTTCCTTGGGTTGACTTCAGATGGGGCGGAATACGTAGAAACTACACGGCTGGTTCTGTTAAGCAATATGACTCTTTAAATGCTGATTTTACAAGAGACTTCTCTACACACCAGCTAGTCGATGATGGCTTATCGGTTTTAGATTATTGGGATGTAGAAATTGAGTCTGGCACGGTCACTGGAACCTCAAGGGTTTTATTAAGCCTCAGATATGGAAATAAGATGGGTGCTTTGCCTTATACTGTTACCGAGTCGGGCGGAACAACAGCAAGTTTCTATCCTGTCAACATGCATCACATAAATATTGCAGACGCATCCAACTCTACTGTAAGGGCTCAATTTTACCAACATTATACAGGTAGTGATTACGTTGCCACCGCGCCATCTGGTTGGGATTTAAGACGTGCCTTTGACACTACATTATATTTTGATGACTATGGCTTTTATAGATCCCCAAATGTGGCATTAGAGGATTTATATATTAGGATTAAAAACCCTCGTTTGATAGTTAACAAACTTAATCTTCCCGATGGATATCAAGATGGTGATGATTTGGTTTACGAGGAAGTAGAGTATAAGATTGATGGTTACGAAATAGATCCAATAACTGGCGGTTTTGTTTCTAGTTCCACAGCTCAAAATAACCACCTAAACCAATTCTATGTATACGATAACATTCCGAGTGAGGTAAGGGATGAAAAACAAGCTACATGTGTTTTCAAGTTTGACGTAGAATATAGGCTCAAGCATTTCGTTGAAGACGACTCATTGTTCATGTTCTCCACCAACGATCGCTCTTTTGTTTCTCCACCAGATTCAGATCAGTATTTTAGCACTATTCAAGTACAAGAGGAGGACACCGTTAACGAGTTTGTTCTACACGGAGGTATGGAAGCTCAAAATCTATTCCCTTTCACTGTTACTCACGAAGTAAAAGTTAGAGACGCAAATGGCTAACAGGATTACCATCAACATGAATGACCGTATGGCTCGCAAGAAGCTCGATAAGATGATCACATTCACTAAAGATCACGAGAAAGAGCTTCGTAAGATATTACGGGAGGCCGTTCAAATAGCCGCAAATGCCGTCAATGAAAGAATTTATTCTGGAGCTATAACACAGCGAACTGGTAAATTAGGCAAAGCCATGGGGGTTGGAACCTTTAAATCGGAACGTGGTGGGTATATTGGAGGTAAAGCAAGACCAAAAAAAGCATCTAGTAGAAATGGAGGTTGGAGAGTTCATTTTTTTGCTACACCAGCAGTTCAAATGAACAAGAAATACAGGTTTGATTTCCAGAAAGTATACAACAGTAAAGCCTCAGCTATTAGAAAAAAATTCACAAGCGACTTAAACAGACTACTTAAGAAAATCATATAAAAAATGGCAACTATTTCAGCAAATGCGTTAGGTGTTTACGCAATTGACACTCCACAAACATCACCCCTCGATGTAGTTACATCAGCTACAATTGCAGGTGCTACCGTACCTTCTGGGCTTACTACTGGCGACTACGCGATCATCATCGATTCGACTGGAGCTTGGGTAGGTATCGGTAAGGTTGATAGTGGTGCTTTTACAGATGGATCTGGCGATTTGTCTTTGATGACAGCGGCTACTTCAACCAACTTGGAGGCTTCAAACACAGTTAACGAGACCGTAGCTCGCAATGGATCAGGTGGCTCTACTACTTACATCGTAGGTGGAGCTATGTCATGGTCTATGAGTGTTGATGGTCTTCTCGATCTGAGCACTATAGGTGCGGGTTCTTCTGTTACCATCATGGACGCAGCTAGAGCTAAGTACTACGTTATCGTTAAATTCGATACCGGAACTAACGTAAGCTATATCGGACAGGCTTTGATTGACTCTGTTTCTATGAGCGGCGGTGTTGATGATATTGCTACTTACAGTGCTTCTTTCTCAGGCAACGGAGATCTGTACAAGGAGGTAACCCCGTAATAGTACGTTTAATCAAAACCGGGGGTGGGATTTAAAGGAGCTCATCCCCGGTCTTTTTCTTTTCTCCTTTAATCACACACACAATGGCTACTAGAAAAATCACAAAAGTTAACGAGCTGCGCGGTCAGTTCGAAGTAACTATCGACGGTAAAAATCTGATTGGCGTATCTTCAATGAACGCCCTTAGAATGTTTACCAAAGACAACGGTTACAAGCTCGATGAGCTTGACAAACACATGGAGGCGGATCCTATGGGAACTATCGCTGAGTTAGCTTATTACTCGTGCTTAAATAAAGCTCATAGAGATGATAAGGATATTGATGTGTCAAAAGACAAGTTCATTTCCTTCTTTTTGGACGACATTGATCAGATTCAGGAATTGTCTAAAACGATCATGATGTCTTTGTCTCCACAAAGCTCGACTGAAGAGCCAAAAAAGTAAAGGGGGATGACTCACAAACAGACCAGAGTCAGCCCCTAACTATAAACTTGATTTATGATAGAGCACTTCAGTGCGGTGTGATGCCCTATGATTTTTGGGATTTCACTCTGCGTGAGGTGCTCTGTCTAATTGAGGGCGAAAGGTCTAGAGATGAAATGATGTGGAATCACACGTCATCATTATTGTCTATGACGGCTCAAGTTAACGCTAAAAAGGGAAAGACCTTCTCACCTGCGGATTTTCATCCATATATTTCAGAGAAGCGTAAAAAACAAAGCGAGTATGATGTTTCTAGTAAAGAGGGCATCATGAATTTAGCCGAAAGATTTAGAACCATATAAAATGGCGAGTAGCAACAGAACAGTATTTGATCTCGTACTTAACTGGAAGCAGTTTGTAGAGGACACCAAAAATGTATCCAAAAACTGGAAGCGTATGGGGCAAGACATGACCTCTGTGGGTCGTGATCTTACTTTTGCATTAAGTGCTCCGCTTGCTCTGATTACTAAGAACAGTTTAGATACTGCTCGTGCTTTCGATTTGGCTGTAAGAAAGCTTCAAGGTCTTTCTGGCCCAAGCGTAGATATTACACCGCTCATTAAACAGGCTAGAGAGCTTGGGGCAACGACTGTATTTACAGCATTGGAGGTAGCTGAACTTCAGCTCTCGTTAAGGAGGCTTGGTCAGAGCGATAAAGAAATCGCTCAAATAACACCAGTAGTACTGAAGCTTTCATTGGCCCTTGGTAGTGACCTTGCCACCTCTGGTGAATTCGCTGTTCAGACTATCAATAGGATGGGCAAGAGCTTCGAAGGCTTTACTGATCAGGCTGCTAAAGCCGAATATGTAGCTCAAGTTTTTGCTATAGCAACAAAAGAATCGTCTCTTACTTCTGAAACATTAAGAACAGCATTAAACTATGTGGGAGCAGAAGCTAATGCTGCTGGACTTAGGTTGTCCGAGGTTTCTGCTATCCTCGCTGTATTGGCTAAAAATGGATATACAGGATCTAGAGCTGGTACTCAACTTAGAAGGATTTTTGCTGAATTGACAAAAGAAGGCAAAGATGTATCTAAAGAATTTTTCGATATTGTAAAGTCGGGGGTTAGTTTTGAGCAAGCACTGGATAGAGTTGGCATAAGGGCTGCTGGTACTTTCGCGGCCTTGTCTGGCAACACAGAAGAGATGTTTCGTTTAATAGATGCTTTTGATAACGGAGCTGACGTTGTTGATTATCTTCAGGAACAAATTGAAGGGGGTTTAGATGCTTCGTTTAGAAAAGTTACATCTTCTGCGGAAGAAATGTACCTTTCGTTTAATGAAGCTACTGAGCCAATGACTAGACTTGCTAATGACATCATTATTAGTATAAACTTAGGTTTGGCTGAGATGTCACCCGCAATCAAAAGGGCCGTATTTGTTATGGGTGGGTTGGTAGCCATTCTGCCTGTAGTAACTATTTACGCTGGTCTTTACACCAAGGCGGTTGCAGCAGCCACGCAAGTAACTGCTACCTTTGGTACTGTCATGAGAGTTGCCATTCCAGCCTTAACGATCCTTTCTACTATTTTTGTAGTGGTTGCTGGGGTTATGGGGCAATATAAGGAAAAATTACTTGAGGCCAATAACAACCTTCAGGACCATATTGATAAAACCAATGAGCTAGCTAGAACTGGCGATGCCTTTGGTGCTGTAGCGGAAAACTTCAAGAAGCAAGATGAGGCTGTACAAAATCTAAAAAACGCTCAGGAGAGGTTAAGCTCAAACACTCAAAAACTCCTTGAGATTGAAGAGCAGAAAAGCGCGATAATAGAAAATGCTAAGACTAAACTGATATCATACAGTACTGGTTATGATATAGCCACCACTGTTATAAAGGATTACACTGATGAGGAGAAAGAAGCTTTACGTGTTTTAAATCAAAAACTTGAACTGCTTAGAAATGAGAATAATCAACTTAATGAAAACATTGCTCTCAGCAAGCAGGTTATTGACTTCACTAATAACTACCTCAGTGTAAATGAAGACTTAGTAAGCCGTTATCTAGCTAAACAAAAGTCAGAAGCCGAATCGATTAAGAATTTAAAAGACCTCACAACACAATACAACGATTTAACCAAAAAAATAACAACACTCAGAAATGAGTTTAAAGAGAACGGAGGCAACTTAGAAGAGTACACTGAGAAGCTCAAGGCATCACAAGAAGAGTTAGATGCGCTAGTAAAGTTGTTCGAGTTATTTGGGATTAAAGTACCGGGTGTTGATGAAGACATTAACAAAAACGCCGTTAGCATCTCCAAACTTCAGGCAGAGTATGCAAAATTAACTGAGCAAATAGAAAGGCTGACTTCAGGTGATGTCATAAACTTTAACCAACTAGACAAGTTAAAGGCCAGACTTTCTGAAATTGAAGGCTTGCTTACTTCTTCTGGTAGGGGAACAGCAAAAGCCAAGGCTTCTTCTTTTCAAGATCTAGTAGATCAATATATACAAGCTCAACTACAACTAAAAACGCTTAGTAGGCAAGAACCGCTTGACTTGGGTAAGATTGAGAAAACTAATGAAAAATTAGAACTACTCAGGACAATTTTAAATCAGCTCAATGTAGACTTGTCAGAACAAACAGGTACTCAAGAGTGGCTAGATGATCAAGCTGATATAGAAGAGAAATATTCAGAGCTTATTAGAAGCGTTACAAGGGGTGTTAGGGATATAACAACATCAGCAGACGAACAGGAATCCTCAATAAGGTCAATAACAGATCAAATACAAGATTTCATTGACGCTAATGAAGATTGGGTCAATAGCGATGCGACCAAAGAGATTTTTGGAGATATGAGTCAATACATTGATGCGGTTAGAAAAAAATTGCAAGACTACTATGATGATCTAAACAAAACAAATCTTTTGACGCAACAAATGGCGTATGCAAACTATGTAGGTGAATTTGCATCTTCATGGGTAATTGCGTTTGGAGAAGCGGCCATGGGTGCTAGAAGTATGGGGGAAGTGATACAGGATGTATTAAAACAAATACTTCAAAAAGTTATTGCTCTTACTGTTGCATGGCTTGTTTTGAATGCTATCTCTCTAGGCGGAGCAAGAGGTGCTACTGGAGCTAGTGGTTTTGGAAGTTATCTGCAATCTGGAATTTTAGGCAACCTTTCTTTCTCTACTTTTGCGACTAACAATCCAATTAAGAGTATTTCTGGAGCAATCTCAGGATCGAATCTTATAATTACTGAACAGAGGGGAATCACCGCATACGACAGAACATATGGCTAAGAGATTAGTAAACACTGTACTTAGGAATAATAACTACAAGTACAGGCTGGAGATAGTAGATCTTTATAGTTCTGCTTCAGATACAGATTACAAAATCGAAATTTCAGTACCGGGGCCAGCCTTGTCGTATGATGGCGACCTGTCCAATCACACAACTCCCGTACTTGGGTCTTCGCTTCAGTTTACCGCATTCCTTACTCAAGCACAGCGCAACGTGATCATGGGCACTATGTACTCTGACAAAGAGTATGCCCTAGCTGTTGGGTACTATTTGTATGACGAGAACGATAGTGAGCACTTAGAATGGTCGGGGATAATATTGCCTGATGAGACAGTAGAAACGATAGAGAGCGGAGGGGGATATGTCACGGTGACTTTTAAATGCACTGATGGACTGCCCGTACTTAACCACGTCAACTTCCTTACCGAAACGGGGCAATTTTATACAGGTGAGTACTCTCTTGCGTTTTGGTTAAAGGAGGTTTTTAAAAAGCTACCTCACTTTGCATATTACCACGGAGGAACAACACAGGAGTTTATGAAAGAGGTGGGGTTGCCCGTTCCTTCTGACGACACATACACTTTTGACACTACTGCCAACACCCTCGATTCATCATATGTCAGGGCTGGAACTTTTTATGGCGATAAAAAGCGATTAAACACTAAAAGAATCCTACCCACTCCTTCTGAATCTTTTTCCTCCACCTATTCCGTTTTAGAGGATATTATGTTGTCCATGGGGGCTTCTGTTATGCTCACAAGGGGATGTTGGTATGTGATAAATAGAAGCTATTTTGCTTTAGAGGTAGCTACCAGCGATCAAGTTCCAATTTCAGCATATAGCAACACTCAAGCTGCTCCATACTATGAGGTAAGTGACTACGATGAATCATTTATTATAGACATAGGGGAACATGAAAATTTTGTTGTAAGCGGAGCTACTAGAACTGGTTTATTCCCTTATCGTGGGGCTACAATGATCCATAAAAATGCGGGTTCAGATCTCATTTTTGCTAGAGGTGTAGGTTACAATGGTTACGATGGTTTAGATCCGATCATCAATCAACCAATGTTTAGCTCAGACGGATGGAGCACATCTTCTGATTATGACATGGATTATGTTGGGACTAATATAAACTCATCAAATATTGATGGTTTGAATATACCATCGGGATACAATGGTGTACTAACCATTGCGATGAGCGGATACATTACTTTTGATAAGAAATCAAACGCAAGTTCATCTGCCAGCAGCACCCACGGGATAGGTGCTTGTCCTATTGTTAGAAACCTAATACAAATTACAGACTCAAATGGCAAGTCGTGGAGATTAAAACGCCATGTTTTGACTCTGAATAGCTTTCAATGCCAAATAAATGAGTCCTCATTTATGGATACATTGGGTTATGTTTTGGGAGGTGGTAGTGGTGTAAGTAATGTATACTATCCTAAGTACTACGAAAACAATGGTGCGTATACTTGGGTTGGTGATGACGAGACAGGTTATAGCTCTACATACTTTGAAACCATGATCGGTTTAGATCCAGACGTGGTTGAAGAAGGGGCTACCGAGAGGTTTTTGGAGGTGGATTATCTAAACACAAAATTCTATACTCCTATTAAAACCGAGGTTGGTGAAAATGATGAACCCAATGACAACGTATTGTCTGTAAGACATAATGAAGACAGAGCTAGGTACGTTTGGAAAATAAACAGCAATGTTGAAATGCCAACCCTTACAACAGGATATATTTCTGATTTTAATTGGGAGGCTCATCAATTGCTTGTTTACGCCCCTGAAAGGGGTATTAGACCGACTGGAGACGGAACATATACTATTAACACAGGAGTACATTTTACCACTGATAGTACCGATCATACAACGCCGGGGTATTCAGTCGTAAACAGTAAATATGAACCAATAGAATATATTGTATATGGTTGCAGTGTAAGAATTGGTGATGGTACAGAGGCCGCTGATTTACAATATGTTGCATTTGATCTAAATAACAACGGCACTGAAGTACACTCTATTGGAGAAGGCAGAATAGGGTCTACTAAGGTCAATAGATACATGGGAACAAACGGTAAGATTTGGGCAAGGCTTTATGATGGGTCTACTCAGCTTACTGATAAAACAGACCTGCTAAACTGGTCTCCTAGATACGATATAGCCGAGAAGGAAGATGCGCTCCTGTATTTAAACTGCGCTGAGTTCATGCAAACCCGACACAAAACACGTCAGGTGATAAGTATGGGCATCATCAACAATTCTGGGATATATAACAATTTTATTAGACCAATAAACTTACTTAGAACAAGTGTTTTAGCTTCTGGAGGCGAGGAGATACTGATGCCTATTGGTATTTCTAAAAATTTAGAAAATTTATCTGCTGAGTTTATTAGGGTTGATTTTAGTAGAGACGCTTTACTTGAAGCTGTAGATGTTAGTGGAAAGGGGCCAGAAGGCAATAATCCCACTGGTCCGGGCATCACGGATGGTAATGATGATGGGCCTACTTCTATTTCTAACGTCAAAAGCTTGTTAGCTACAGCTAATAATAACATTGGGGCTAATACTTTAGCGATCTCCAACCAGCTCGATCTTGTTAAGCAAATCTACGAGACGTACAACGTGGGTGGATTGGGAGGTCAAAACGAGACCAAGATCCTATACTCACAGAATCAAACTGACGGTGGTTTGATCACCATGGGGCAGACATCCGTTTCGCTGTCTGCGGGGGCCACTACAGACGCGATCTCTATAAATAAGGCCAGTACATCCATTAACTACGTTGGATTCAATAACGAGTCTCCTACGAGTGCTGTGGACGTGGTAGGCGACATCAAAGTGACGGGTACGGTAGATGGCGTGGATGTATCTGCGCTCAAGTCCACAGTTGATTCTTTATCTTCGGGCGATACCGGAACAAACGAGATGCTCATGATATTCCTTGAGAAATAATGACTAACCAATACAACACAGAAGTAACTAACATCACTACAACAGGGTCTGATGTTCTAGTTTTTACAGCATCAGCTACCACCACCCTGTTGAAGACGATTTCATGGTACAGCTCTTATACGGCTAGCATTCAGCTCAAGCTCAAGAAATACGGAGGAACAACTACCGAGATAACCTCTTTTTCTGCTGGGGCAAGCAAATCTACGCCGCTTTTTAGCGATCTGATCGCCCTAAAAGCCAACGATGAGGTGTATATCCAAACAGATTCTCCGGGTTCTCTAACGATTGTAATGGTGACTAGCTCGGAGTCGCTTTCGGGTCAGTCTATCGATGTATTGATTGATGTCGACACCACGGGATCAGCTACTGGCGACCTGTTGGTTTACAATGGTACATCGTGGGTGGCGGATAGCGGGAGCTCAAGCCTGAACCTAACGGTAGGAGCAGTTGACTTCGAGCTCACCACACCACCTTCCCTTATTGATGGTAGATTGGCTTATGACATCGATCGCGAGTCGCTAATCTTCCAATCTGAGCATGGTGAGTTGGCTATTGGAGAGACATATAAGCCTGTATACAATAACACGGGATCAACTATTGCAAAGGGATCTACAGTAAAAGCCACAGGTGTTTCTGGAGAGAAGTTTCTGATCGAGCTTTTCGATGCTTCATCTGGAGTTGATGAGGAGCTTTACTTCGTTGGAGTCACACAAGCTGACATCAATGATCAGACAGCAGGAATCGTGGTGAGCGAGGGTTTGGTAAAACACCTCGACACAAGCACTTACTCTATTGGAGACATCCTATACGCAAGTGAGACCGCTGGTGGGTTGACGACAACTAGGCCGACATCACCAAATCTAGGCATCCCAGTAGCCATGGTAACAAAGGTGGATGGAACCAATGGAACTATTTACGTCAGACCAAGCATCTACAACCACCTAGAAGAAATTCATGATGTCTCGATCTCGTCAGTTGCTAATAACCAGCTTTTAGCTTACAATTCGACAAGTGGAGTATGGCAGAACGTATCTGACATTACAATTAACAGTGCTATCGTTTTAACTGGTGGGGTAGCTAGTTTAGGTAATATAAGTACTACGGGCAGTTTGACTGCTGCCACACTCAATGTTCCGGGTGCAGTAAGCTTTGGTCAAATTACATCTAGCATAGGTGTACTAACACCTTCAATCACATTTACTAATCCCGGACAATCAGTAATTGGCGTAGGAGGTTTAGGACCAGATGACCTCGTCATACAGTCTAATGGTAACGTAACTGTAGAGCTTGATGCTGACAACGATGAGACATCTCAGAAGTTTGCTGTAAACGATCCAAGCTCAACAGAGAGGTTTAGCGTTAGCGATACTGGTGTTGTAACTATTAACAGCGCATTTTCTCTACCAAGCTCAGATGGCACTTCAGGTCAGACTCTGCAAACAAACGGAACTGGAACTTTAACATGGGCGACCCCAAGCACTGGAGGTATTTCTGACGTAGTAAATGATACCACTCCGCAACTGGGTGGTGACTTAGACGCTAACGGGTATAACCTTGATATGACTAGCAATACAGCTAGTACATTGGTGATCACAGCTAACCAGTATGCATTTAGATACAAGTCTACTGGAGGGGTATTGCAGAGTACAGGATTGTATTTTAATGCTACTACAGGTCAGTATGAGTTTTTGAATGGGTCTGCTGTTTGTGTGTTCTGCATTAAAGCAGGAACAGGAGAAACTTCAATAGGTGGCGCAACAGGTTATACTTTACCTGTCACGGATGGTACTGCCAATCAAGTATTAAAAACCGATGGAAATGGAAACGCTGATTGGACCACTTTAACCACACCTCCAAGTGTAATTGATGACCTTTCGGATGTTTTTGTTGCATCACCAGCTACTGGAGAGTTTTTAAAGTACGATGGCTCAGAATGGACAAACGATAATGTTACGTTAAACGAGGTATTTGACGTAAACCTAACTAGTGTTGCGGATGCTCAGGTGCTTACTTATGATTCTGCAACCTCAAAGTGGATCAATCAAGCACCAAATTACTTCTTTACTGTTTCAAGCAATTCCAACACGGCCATTACTCTCGCTTCAGGCGATGAAGGCAAGTACATAAGGACTACAGCAACAACAGCAGTAACGGTAACTATTCCGTCTGGAGTTTTCTCTGTAGGTGATGAGATTCTCATCGAACAGGCGGCTGCTGGTCAAGTAACGGTTGCGGCTGGTACTGGTGTCACGTTAAACAATAGCGCAAGCAACACGGCTAAAACTGCCGAGCAATATGCGGTAGTTGGATTGAAATGTGTGGCTTCAGATGTATTTACTTTAACTGGCGAAAGAGAATTAGTATGAGTTTTTTTCAAGCAGTTGCATCATCAAGAAGGATACCTACGACGAGCGTAAGTATTGTAACAAGTGATATTATTCAATGGTTTGAACCTACGTTGCTAAATGGAACGACATGGGAGAACAAGTCATACGCTGACGGCTACAATACTAGCGTTCCGCAATATGGGACATTGGTAAACGGAGCGGGAGAAGCTACCGATCCAAACGGAGTCAAGGCTTGTTATTTTGATGGGGTTAACGATAGGGCAAACCTACACTTCAACACTTACAAGAGTTGGTATACGATTGACTCAAACAATACAGGATGGACGATTGAGTGTTGGGTTAGAAGCAATGGAAATTGGTTGAGTAATGGTAATATTTGGAACTCATATCAAAACTCAGGGATACGATGCAGAACAACAAGCACAGGATCTTTTAACTATGCTTACATCAAAGGAGGTACAGCTCATACGGTAGGTACGCTATCAACAAACTCATGGTATCAGATCGTAACTACATACGACCCGTCTGTAAATAAAATAAAGACATATTTTAATAATTCATTGATTACAGATCAATCAAGTGGCTGGCAACCTGATTCATGGATTGGTGGAACTTGCTATATCGGAGGCTACAATTCAAGTCAAGAATCAGGTAGGTTTTACATGAGTACGTTCAGGGTTTATGAAAGACCATTAAGCGCATCTGAAATAAGTCAAAATTACAACGCTGACAAATCTTATCATGGACTATAAAAAGTATAAAATAGTTGACGCTTCTGAACTAGAAACTATTGATTATAACTTGTTGTCTGATGATAGTATAGAGACAACTAGAATTAGTTTAGATGGTCTTAAGGCTGTCATAGAGTACAAAACAGAAGTGGAAGGAGGATATAGTGAGGCCGATATTGTTTCTTTTTTAGAGGAAAATTACAATGACTGGAATGAAGACACAACGGTTATAGAACAATAAAAACGTCAAATATTCTAATCTGAATATATCATTATGAGAAATATAGATCAAATCGTTATCCATTGTTCGGCCACTAAACCCACAAGTGATATTGACGTGAATACCGTCCGTAGATGGCATATGAAGGACAGGGGATGGCAGGACGTGGGGTATCATTTTTTTGTGAAGCTAGACGGAACCATAGAGCCCGGTAGACCTTTAGAGATTGCTGGTGCTCATGTAAAGCATCACAATGCTAATTCTATTGGTATCTGTTATGCTGGAGGTATCGATGAAGACATGAAGCCGTGTGATACCAGAACACAAGCTCAGAAAAGCTCACTAGAGATGCTTGTGTCTATCCTGCTAATAGTATATGGTGAGCACGTTGAAGTACTTGGGCATAGAGACTTCCCGAACGTAAACAAAGCATGCCCCTCTTTTGATGTTAGATCGTGGTGGAAAGAAGTAAATAATGGAAAAGGAAACTAAGATTAAAGACACGCGACTCGGTCAGTGGCTGAAGGAGAAAGCACCGAATGTATTGGAGACGGTGGGCGAACTGTTGCCAGATCAAGGCGCATTGGGAGTGGTGAAGAACCTGCTCGACAAAGAACCTAATGTATCACCAGAAGAAGCCAAGGCACGGGTGGAGGCTGAGATTGCTTATCAGAACAACGTAACGGAGCGATGGAAGGCCGACATGGGATCCGATGTGAAACTAGCTAAGCTCATTCGCCCGATCACGCTCATCACCCTGATGGCAATGTTTTGCCTTACCATGGTGTTTGATAGCCTAGAAAATTGGCCTTTTAATGTGAAGGATAGCTACGTCGATTTGTTGCAAGTTCTTATGCTCACTTCCTTCGGTGCGTACTTTGCTGGACGCACAATAGAGAAGACAAAGAAGGGTTGAAAGAGCGGACCGTTTAGGTTATATTATACTAAACTGATAGCAAATGCAACTAGGGGAGAATACGGAGGTGACGCTGAATTTAAAGGCAGTAGTGGCTGTTGTGTTTTTTATTATTTCTATGTCCAGCATGTGGTTTGCTCTACAAGCTGACATCGAAGAAGCCAAAAAACTACCTGAACCAGTAGTGTCAAGGACTGAGTACGATCTAAAGGACAAGCTCGTAAGAGAAACCATTATGAATACTCAGAAGAAGGTGGAAGAAAACGGGAAGAAACTCGATCTGATTGAATCTAGGTTGTATGAGTTAAGCGCGGAAAGAAAATGAGACACGCATTTGCCATACTAGCTATAGCTTTATGCTCTATATGTGGAGCTCAAGATATCGTGGTGTTTCAAATCAACGCTAAATGGAACACAAACAACACGAGAGAAGACTTGGCTTCGCTAAGTGGATGTGAATACCTATATGGCAACTTAGAAGACCAAAACCCAAGGATCATTGAGAGCGTAACCTGTGTGCCAGTAATAGTAGTTTATCAAAACGGCATAGCCAAAAGACAATTCGCAGCCGACCTTTCATTCCAGCTCAAAACTCCCAAGGAGGAGATACAGAACTATATTGACGAGCTTAGGAAAAACTAACGATGTGTGTGGTGATTGGTGTGGCGTAAGGGGAGCGGGGTTTATTCCTCCTCCCCTTTTTCTTCTGGATCGCCGTACATGTCAGTGATCATATCAAAAGCCTCGTCATCATCTTCTACCTCAAACACATAAATGGGCGTTCCTTCTCCAGCCCATGTGCCGAGAGTGTTGTATGACAGGTAATCGCTGGCCTCCTCATATGTCAAGTCATCACGGTCCATGATGAGCCTCACCATGCGCTGGATGCTATACACTACCGCTCTAGTGCCTGTATTACAAGCTACACCGATTATGCAGTTTTCAAAATCATCTGCTACCAAGGGGTAGTCATCTTCTCTCGTAATCATCGTTTTTTAAAAATACTCCGTTAACTGTTTTACCTTTCCTGTTGGCGATCTCGTTATATGCTGCTTCTAAACACAACTCAGGATCATAACCCAACTGTGCAGCTAAGATAATAAGAGTCACAAAACTATCGCCAATAGCATCGACCGTTTCTATTTCCTTCCCTTTAGCAAGAGCCGCAGCTAGCTCACCTACCTCCTCCATCACCTTTAGCATTTGCCTGTTAGCGTTATCGCGGTGAATCAAGTTTCTTTTTTGAGCCCAGTCTATTGTGAGCTTCACTAACGTGTCCATGTTCATGATATTGGCTTATATCCCTTTTGAAACAAATCGTGTACTGATGTGTCCACGATGTTGTGGATGGCCCGATCGATAGACTGAAAGGTCTCTTCCTTTTCCATGTCGTCAATGAACTTGTAGGCCGTGTTTATTCTTTTAGTCAAGACCTTGTTGGTCTGGTTCAAAGTGGCTTTTACTTCGTGACGGTACAAGGTAGTGCCTTCTAGCTCATCGATCAACTCTAGTCCTGCTTGCATGCAGATGAGTAGCTTGATGAAGCTGTGTTGTGCTTTTTCTAAGTCTGCTTTCATTTTAGTACATTTTGGATACTCGCTCTGTTATTCCGTAATCAATCAAAACCAATCTACCATTGTACATGGCCCAGTTTTCTTTGTTGTACAAATCGCAGTATTTGACATTCAACTCTGGTATCTCGCGCTTAATTGCATCAACTGGTAGTGATCGATACCGCGATGCCTTGCTTGCTCGTTTTTGGCATACTATACCGCCAAACCCCCAAACCACAGGTACTAGGCTGGGCGATTGATATTTGCACCACAACTTCCGCTCATTGATGCCCTGCAACCATCCTCTGCGATCAATAGGTATCTTAACTGCATACCGTTTGGTGAGGAATACTACACGAGTTGAAACTAGTATCTTCATAGCTACCTACCTTGTCCTTTGTACTTTTTACGATATAGCTTAGATTGTTTATGGTTGGATGTTTTGCATTTAGAATGCACTCCGGGACGCGATATGTCTACCTTTTCCCTCTTTATTACTTCTTTTTGCTTTGCCATTAGGATAAGTGTTAAAAAGCCCCCCACCGTTGTGGGCGGGCTTTAAACTGAAAACTAACCCGCTTATAAAAAAGGGATTAAATAAATAGAGACTTTCTCTATTCGTACTCCAGTCAGGATTCGAACCTGAGACCTACGCATTAGAAGTGCGTTGCTCTATCCTACTGAGCTACTAGAGTATAAAGGCCGTCTTTTAGAGCAGTAAAACCTTAAAAAAACTACTCAAGGACATCGTCAATGAAGGGACACCAATAAACCCAAACGATTTTAGACGGCCAAACCTGTCACTCAACCCAAAGCACAAACATACAACAAACCAACTAATTCATAAAGAGTCGCTGAACTTTTTAATCGCACTCCATGGCGATAAACTCAGCTCAATAATTTCTGATCCATAAGGACTAGCATCAAACTCACCGTCCCACAGCTTGAACTTATCAATTAGGTGGTGAAGATAGGCTAAAGAAGCTTCGTAGTCCTCTGGCTTTTGCCAATACACCACGCAGTTGTGTGGCTCATTAGAATCAATAGCAATCCAATAAAATTCCTTCTGCGTGATCGTAGAATAGATGGCTGCCTGTAGATGGTAGCCTAGTTTCTCTGCATCACGAGAGAAAGATTTGGGATCAATATCGGATGAGGTTTTTAGATCCGCAACGTAGCTGGGGCCAACGATGTCAGCATAGCCCTTAAATGGGTATCCATTGATGTCACCTTTGATCTCAACCTCGTAACCCTCAGCCATGTCGTAAACGAGTTTTTTAGCCCACTCGTTCTGATTTATGATGCTAGCCATTTTTGAAATACGCAAGAAGTCATCGTCGCTGATATACTCTTTGCCGGAATCCTGTATCTCCTTGGCTAGCTTTTTACCGTTCTCTGTTCTTTTATCGACTTTTGGCGCAACAAAGTATTTGTCATCAAAAGAAGATCGTTCCAAGATCCACTTGTGTGCTGCACTGCCGAATACCATAGCAGCGGAAGGTGCTTTGGTTTCCCTAGTTACATACTGGATGTAATGGTTAGGGCTCTTTTCAAAAGCTTTAAGGGAAGAGTAACTGAGGTATGATCTTTTGTGTGACATTACTTGATATGGATTGCTGTGAGTAGTGCAACGAGAGACACCGAGGCGTAATTGATGTCGCTAAGAAGGTTGAGTGTTGTTTCTATCATGAGAAGTTGTGTGTGATGCGGAAGACCTGTCCGTTTTGCTTGTGATGCACAAAACCTTCAATAGCCTTTGGTGCGTGTTGATATCCCATTTTGTGGTGCCAAGAATCAGCACCGCTGGGTGAGCGTATGGATTCTATCGTTACTCCGGGATAATCCTTGGCTACTTTGTGGTGAATGTGATGCGTGTAGATGTATCGATTTGAGCACGATGCCCAAGCTTCTTTCGCCTCATTAGCCGCAAGCAAAGGGAGCATGTCCATTTTCGCCCCATCTCCATGTGTAGTTCCGATAAGGTTGTTATGATACCTGTAATATTTCCGATGAGAAATCGATGTGTCGAACGTGACACCATCAACTCCACGGAACCAAGCCTCCACAACTTGCGATAGTAAGTAGCCGTTGGCGTAGTCATGATTGGATGGGTTATAGATGAAATGAACTGGGGCAACGCAAGCAAGGTATTCAATAATCCTTACATACGCATTCTTAGCATCATTAAAACTTTGCCACCACATACCGCTTACGTCTTGTCGCGTACCACGACTAGTGGCATTAGACGGCCCATCAACGTGCAGGATGTCATTGCCTCCCACTAAAACGATCTGATCGATGTTAAACGGCAACGCGCTTTTGCAAATACTGATGACACCGCTCACTAATCTAGCGACCGCCGTCTCCGAATCATAGTCATCACCCGTCTCATCCGCAACTGCCAACTTCCCAATATGAACATCAGCAGGGTCGATGATAAGAAGATGAGCATCCTGATCGTTTTCTGGAGTTTTAAATTCACTGAAATTGTATTTAGGTTGCCAGCCAGTAATAGAGTCCTTGAGTTTATTAGCTACCTCCTCCAGAGTCAAAGATTCCTCTTTAGGTACAGCTACATGAATGCTGTAGTTTTTGTCTTTGTACCAATAACCTTTGACTTGTCCGGGAGGAAGACCCACCTCGTATGCCTTGGCAGACATGCCGGGATGTTCTTTTTTGATGATCCTTTCTACACGCTTTCTAGCAGCATTGCTTGTGATCTCAAGACCAAACTCATCGATGATCAATTTACCAATCTCTGACTTGCTATGTCCAGAAGCAAACAGAGTGAGTACTCGATCAACAATATTCACTTCCTGATTTGATTTCATAGTTGTCTAGGATGTAGTTTAATGAATCCTCATGGATGGGGTCTCCATGTTCTATAAAGAAGAGGATGTTAGCCAAATTGAACAACGTGCTGTTTCGAGGGGTGTGGTCGTACCAACTGACTTTGTTATGCTTGTCTACATGATTGCAGTAGTAGCTTGCTCCACAAAGCAAAGCCTCTTTTAACCTGAAGTCTACACCACGGTCTAAAAACACGTTATTTTTAGTTCCATAGTACTCATCAGCCACATGCTTGTAGTGATCGATGAGGTCGCAGTAGATGGGGTGCATACTGACAGGCGTTCCCTGTATAGAATCTTGCAGGGTAAAAACGGCTTCGGCAGCAGAAGAACCCCCCTTGTATTCCAACACTTTTGAGATAAGTGAGAAAGGCAAGTAATGATGATATCGAAGAAACCAAGCAATGAGATGTCTGTTTTTACATGTCGAGGGTGAGGTGACATGTTCCTCGTCGATGATATCTGCTACCAGCATCTCAATATCGATCTCGGTTAAGAACTCTGTTTCTCTCAGTTTCTTAAGACTGTTCATTTTAGGGGTGTAATTGCGTAAAATGCATTCCTGTATGCTTTCTCGTCCACAACATCAAACAGCATCTTGTGTTGACGCTTGCCCGCGCCCTCTCGGATGACTCCGTGAGTTTCGCATTTACCTTTTAAAGTACGCATAGAACCTGTTTGATTTCCGTTCATGCCGCAATAATAATTGTATGCTGAAAACAATGATGACTGATGTATCCACTCTTGACTATTATTTTTCCCACTTTTAATCTCGCTGGCTATATCCAAACCTGAACTGCCTATGAAGCTTAGGAAGCTGTCACCGTCGAAGCGCATGTCGTCAAGAACTTGAGATAGCTTGTCAGGACGCACCATCTTGCCGTATTTCTGTTGCATATCGATCAAGCAGTCAAGCATGTCCATAATCATCTCTCGCTGCTCGTTGTCGTAAGCCAGCTTCTCTCCTATAAAAGGGTCGCGGTCTTGTTCCGATACAGGATTCTTAAACTGTATGATGTCAATGCGTCGACTGATGCCACTGTCGCCAAGAGCGTGGGTAAAACCTATCTCGTTAGAGGCCACGAGCAGTGAAGCCCTAGGAACAAAGTATTCAACTTCCTTATAAAGCCGTCTACCACTGATCTCCTCCTTAGACACGATTTGCTTGAGTACGTCCTTGTTGCCAAGGTTGCCTGAAGCATCACCGCAAATACATAGTATGTGGTTGGCAAGATCTATCCTATAGCGAGATTCGTCTTTCGTGAGGTTGCGTAGATCGTCGACGCGACAGGCGTTCTTTTTTCCTATCGCATTGACTACTGCGTCGATGAGTGTGGACTTACCGCTGGCCCCTACGCCCATAAGCAAAAGCATACGTTGCGCATTCATAGGGTCTCCAGCAATAGCATTAATGAAGCTAGTGAGGGTATAACGCCTCATCTCCTCGTCAGGTATGATCTGAGTGATGAACTTAGACCATACTTTACTTTCTTGTCGTTCGCCGTGATACCTAAAGGGAAGGCAGTAAGTGAAAACGACATCCGGTGTGTGTCCTTCTTGAAAGGATATATCCTCTCGTGTAATGAAGAGTGTGCCGTCTTGGAAGTTTAGGCCGCGTGGGTTTTCAACAATGTTGGTCCCGTAGCGGTCTACGCAAGAGTTAAGGCTCTTCTCCACCTGTCTGATGAAGTCGGGATCTACTGAGAGGGAAATAGGGCAACCAAGAACGTGGAGTGTAGCTTCGGTAATATCGTACATCCTAGTGCTCTCATAATGAGTTCCGCACCAAGCGTGTACCACTTGACCTATAATACGAAGCGGTGTTCCTACGCTATTGGCTGCCCAATTGATAACGGTCGCTACAGACGATGGCATAGCCTTGACCGCTATCTTGTATTCCCCTACGAGTCGATTGCGAACGTCATCCGGTAAGGACTGGATCTTCGCAATGACTTCGTTCATTTATCCTGCTTGTCGCTGTTTCGTTTGTTGAGATATTCAGCGGTACTGTCGACGGCAGTTTTAATCAGTGCCAACACAAACAATAAGAAGTAATATCCAATGACAGGAGATACGACTTCCAGCCACGACATGTCAGGCGAGATAAAGATTTTCCTTGCTGCAAACAGAATGGTGATGACCATGACTGTTGTGTATTCAAGACTCCAGCTACGTTGTGAGCTATTTAGAGGATCTTTCATTTTGATTCAATTTTCTTTCGATGAAACTTACGCGGTCCATAAGCAGAGCCACCAACTCTTGGAAGTTTTCGAGTTGATCCTCATAATCGCTCGATGGGTCGCTTATAACAATATCGCCATTGATGTCTTGAGCTATAAAGGGAGGTGAGATAGCATCGCGCATGCTACGCAAGTGATCGAGCGTGTAAGCACAAGCTAAGTCATCCATGTAGTCCTCTCCAATGATGGTTTCGTAGCCCACCTCAAGAGATCGCATGGCAATGTTTATCGTGTTGACGACCTTAGAACGGCAGTCCTTCGTCATTAGACGCAGATGCTACGGGTGAGGGTGGCGTACCTTGATGGGTAGCTTGAGCGCGTTCTCCGCTCCATGCCTTGCAATTGCCTAAAATAGGTGTCTCAGGCCATTGACCAGTTTGCTTACACTGCGCTCGTGTTTCCTTGTCAACGTCTTGGGTAATCATGTAGTCGTTACCATAGTTGTTGTCGGGAGTGAACTTAAACCTCAAGTTCACATAGCGTTTGCCGTTGTACTCAAAGATGTACTTCTTGTCTATCTTGTCAAGGCAGATACTGCCTGACATAGATGAGGGAAAAATGTCTTTCATCATGTGGCTAATATAAACGATGGGCGTTAGTGGTCGTAGATTACTTTTCCACTCTTGATGGATAGAACAGCTTATTTCGCTCTTTGAGCAGGTGAGCTTGCCATTCGTTGAAGTCCTTCGGTGGGTCGGTTGGGTATACGCTGCTCTGAACCAGAGGCTTCGTCCTCACCCATGACTTCGAGTTGGTAGAGCTCCGATGCTTTGAGAACAGCTCTCGAAAGAGCCCGTTTTTCAGCCATTGCCACGGGGTATCCTTTGGCCCCTCCTTTGGTGTTAATTGGGTTAGATTCGCCATAAGTTTCGATGTAGATGTTGGATTCTTGATTGCTAGCGATCGCCTTGACGCAGACGTGCGACTCTTGGATGTTTGTTAACAAGGGCTCGATGTAATATGACACCCTTAAACCCATCTTCGTTTGTATCTTCTCGATACCTCTTCTTGAGATGATAGCCCAGCCTTGAGGACTAAACCAAAAGTCGTCCTTGACATTCAGGCCGTATTTATCCGTCAGTTCCCTGAACCTCTTCTTTTCTGATTCTTTCATATTCCTTGAATTGATGAAGTAAGTTGATTGCTCGTTCTCGAAGTAGGTACTGGTGCTCGTAGTCGCTGTCAACGAATACATCACGAGTAAATACCTCATCGTCAATGCGGGGATAGCGGATACTGGCTACCCACTCGATGTCAAATTCTTGATCGTCGTCTTCTGGATTCATGCTACACGTCAGGAGAAGAGAGCACCCCCAAGAGTCTGTCTTGTAGTTTGGCGTTCTCTAACCTCATCTCGTGTGCTAAGATCATAGCTTCGTTCCGGAGCTCGTAAAGCTCGTACAGGGCGCGTGAGGCATCGCCTAGGATCTCAGCGAGTTCAGCCCAGTTCTTGAACTTGTCAGGTGGAAGAAGATGACCCTTTTCTTTTAGGAAGTCGTTGATAAAGTACCTCTGCGCAGAACAACGACTCTTGATCGTTTGGTACTGGGCTTCCGTTATTTTCGGTGTCATGGTTGGCTATGATTTTGTCAATGTAAACTTTCGCCTTCCTCAAATCATCCAGTCCTCCTTTGTCGCGCCATCGAGTGACGTACTTGATCACGTTACCTTCGCAAAAAGGTATGTCGTTAGCAAGTATGTAGTCCACGGGCTCGATTTTGAGCTTCTTGTAATGCTGGTCTTTCTTCATCATTTAAGTATATTGATTCAATGAGGTCGTAAGTACCCATACTGAACTTAAACCTAACACGAGCAGTTACCATGTCAGGGCAGTCCCAAGACTTATATACGAATATCTTATCAGGAGTGCCGGGCTGTGGATCGTGTAGCGTTTGTTTCTTGAAGTCAAACTCGCATAACTCTTCATTCCAATCGTCTTCCTCGATCAACCCATACGCCACTTCCTTGCCTTTGATGATTTCTTCTTCGGTGACTGGTAGATACATATCGTAGAAATGATTCAAACCAGCTTTTCTTGCTGACTCGTAATCATACTTGCCAAGCTCATCCTTGAATCCATTCTTGTACAGGTCTTCGTAATGCCAGAGCACATCGTGATGGTTTCTTGGGTCACTGTCGTTAGTACTCCACCCTCGACTAGGCCGAGAGAGGAGTACCTGATTGATAAATCTAAACATCAGTTCTGTGATTCTAGGTTTTTGAGATGCATTTCTACTGCGTCTTCGAGGGTCTTGACGCTCAGGCCATTGACCTTGTATGTTTCTGCAATAGTGATGACTTGTCCGTCATCTAGGGTGATTTTTGTTTTTGTCATTATTGGTTTGGGTTGGGCCAGCCGAGTTCGATCTTGGCTTCGTAGTCACAAACGTAAGCATAAAGTCTGATGTTGTCAAGTGACTCGTCGTTGATGGCATTGACAAGTCTTTTCATATACTCAAGTTTATTTCTGTCCATAACCTAACATTTGGTTGAACATGATTGCAGCTTTCGTGCTGTCGAAACTACGGAAATACAGCCAGTATGCAGCGGATAAACACTCCTGCTCCGTCTTGTACTCTTGGTTCTT